TTGGTTGGCAAAGGTTCAGCGTATGTCAAAGGTTATAGAGTAGAAAATCGTGGCAACATGGATGTGACTATAGATAATATCGGATCGACAAATATCCAAGAAAACCAAGCTACCTCACTTGACTACGGTTCTTATGTTGACATTACATCAGTAAATGGAACAATTTCATTAGACTATACATCGGTAGAACTACAATTACCAAACGGAACGCAAATTGGTTCAGCATTTGTCAAGAACTTTACACCAACCAGATTATATATCTTTGGTGTTAGTATCACAGATGCAACTAAGACATTTGCTGATGTTGAACGTATTGTATCTACTGGTGGTTCGATTTCTATTGCGGCAAACTCTAAGATAAAAGATTCTAAAGTTGCCCCTATGGTATTCAATACTGGTGTAAGAAGTTTGAAAGAAGTTACAGACATTACAGTTCCAGTACGCATAACAAGCGGCGTGACAGTAACGAACGATCTTATTACTATTAACGCACAACCAGGTGATGATTTTGCATGTGACAATAGCAATATTGTTGTTGTGGACGCATCAAACACTTTAATTCCTGTGACTAGCTATTCAACAAGTCTAAACAATTCAGTTCTTACTATTAACTTATCGCCAGGTTCAGACCCATCAGCGGATGTTTGGTATAACAAAAGAATTACAGACACAACACCTTACAACAAGCTAATAGTTGAACCATTCATCAAAACAGTATGGAACAACGGTCAATCGCAGTATAGTTTAGGTTTCCCAGACGTTTGCGAAATTATCAGTGTTGAAGACAGCCTTGGTAACGACTTTACAGATTGCTTTAGATTGGTAACAAACCAACAAGACAACTTCTATGATGTTTCATATATGGAAGTTATTGCTGGAAGAACAAAGCCTACAAGTGGCACGTTGACAGTTAAGTTAAAAGTATTTAAAATAAACAACTCAACAGGTATTAACTTTTTTGCTATAAACAGTTATCCTATTGACGATACGTCTGAATTACTACCTACGGGTAAAATCAGATCATATGACATCCCAACATATATTTCAACAAGTGGTACAGTTTATCACTTGAGAGAATGTCTTGACTTTAGACCATACGCAGACTTAGGTGCTGGAGCAAGTTACTCAGCATTAACAGAAGGTGCGGCTTCAGTAGTTACATCGACTGTTGGTGGCGCACAACCATCGTTTGCAGGTTCTTCGGGTCATGTATTCCCAATGTTAAATGGCAACGTTAATCATGACGTCGAGCATTACTTATCCAGAATTGACGTAGTTACCATTGATTCATATGGCAAATCTGCTATAGTCAAAGGTGAAGAAGATGAGCGTCCAGTACCACCTAAAGTTGGTTCTGATCAACTTGTCATTTCACAGGTTACTATACCAGGATTTCCTGTATTGTCACCACAAGAAGCGTCTGATAGACAGAAGCCTTACTATGCTTGCACAACTAAAGCGTCAGGTGTTAAAAACTACACCATGCGTGATATCGCCAAGCTAGAAAAGAAGCTTGATGCTATGGAATACTACATCAGCTTAAATCAATTAGAACAGAGTACACAAAACTTAAATGTGGTAGATCAGAATGGTTTATCAAGATTTAAGAATGGTTTTATTGTTGATCCTTTCAATGATACAAGCATATCTGCATTAGACAATCCAGACTTCCAAGCGGCTATCCATTCAGATACAAAAATGCTTACACCAGCACTCAACACGTTCCCACTAGACTTGATCTTGAAAACGTCAACAGGTGCAACTATATTCCCAACTACAGATGATCCAGAAGTAGCGTCTCTAAGTAGAAATGCGAACACAAAACTAATTGGTCAGCCATATGCGACTAACTTTAGAAACTGCGTGTCTAACTTCTGGAAATACGATGGTGTTGGTTCATTGTCACCAAGTCATGATATGGCTCAAGATACAGTAACAAATCCAGTCACACTTGATATTGATTTGGTAACGCCTTTCACTGATTTTGTGCAAAATCTACAAAACTTTATTCCTATGACAATACAAAACTTCAATCGTACAACCAGAGCTATGACGCATCTTGGTGGACGTCAATGGAACATTCAAGATACTACTACAACTTCTACAACTGCATTAAGTGTTAATGAAGCAAATTCTCAACAGTCAGTAGGCGACTTTGTTTCTAACTTTGAGTTCCAACCATTCATGCGTAGTCGTTCAATCGGTATTTTTGCATCAGGGTTACGTCCAAACACACGTCACTATTTCTTCTTTGATGGTGTGGATGCAAACGAATATGTACGACCAGGTACAAATGCTGATACAAGTAGAAGAGTGAGACGTAACGGTGCAAAAGGCGCGGCTGTTAGTACAGATTCTAATGGTAAGCTTCGTGCAGTATTTGACTTGCCAGATGGAACATTCTATGTTGGTGACAGAACTATGACAGTTGTTGACGTAGATCAATATTCAAGCATTGAATCATCGTCTACATCTAAGATTGATTTAGAGTATCACGCATATAATATATCAGTTGAGAAGAGTGCTTTGACAACTTCCACAAGAATACCAGATACTGACACTGGCACAGAAGTAACTACAAGAACACTACCAGCTAGAACTGTTACTATTGACCCACTTGCACAAACATTCTTTGTTAAAAAGGGTATGGGTCGTGGTTCAAATACAGTATTTGCATCTAAAATTGATTTATACTTTAAACGTAAGAGTGATATTAACGGTGCTACAGTTATGTTGCGTGAGGTTGTTAATGGATACCCTGCATCGCAAGTATTACCTTTCTCAAAAGTACACCTAAACTCATCGCAAATTAACACTAGTGATAACGCTTCGGCTGTGACAACCGTTGACTTTGACGCACCAATTAGATTGGACGTTGAGAAAGAATACGCAGTTGTGATTATGCCAGACGCAAACGATCCAAACTATCTAGTATTCACATCTAAAGTTGGTGGGCTTGATCTGACACCAGGAGCTACACAAGGGCAATCAGTTGTACAAGATTGGGGTGATGGTGTTCTATTCTCATCTACAAACAACAGAGCGTGGAAATCATATCAAGATGAAGACTTGAAATTTACTCTTTACCGTCATGACTTTAACGCGGATACAGGTTCAGTTACGCTGACTAATGATGGTCACGAATTCCTTACACTAGCTGATTGGAATGGTAGATTTAACTCAGGTGAAGAAGTGTATGAAGAAAAAGCATTTACTGGCGCTACTTCTGGAAACATTGGTATGCCTATCAACACGAACGTAATCACAGGTACAGGACTTAATGACAGTTTCGCTGCTGGTGATAAAATATTGATTACTAACGCAGGTGGTACTAGGTCTGACATTTTTGAAGTTGTAACTGTGGACTCAGCCATACAACTTACTGTTGAACGTCCAGTGGACTTCACAGTTGGTGCAGGTACATGTAAATCTATTGTTGTTGGAAGAATATCACACTACAACAAACTTGAGCGTTCGCAGATGTTCCTAAGTGGAAGTTCGGCGTCAAGTTCAAAAACATTTACAGCAAACACAACTATCGTAGGGTTCGAAAGTGGTACAGAAGGTACAATTGGAACTATTGATAACATCAATCTTAGCTACATACAGCCACTTATTATGAAAACAAATGACTCAATTACTACAACAAAATTGAGTGGTGTATTTACCGATCCAAGTAATGTGTTGACTTCATACTACATGCCAATGAAATTTGGTGCTAACAATGCGTTTAACCGCAAAGGTGTTGTTCTGTATAGTAAGTCAAATAATATCGATGGTACTAAACCTTTCGACATTACAGTAAGTATGACAAACGATTCTAACACAACATCTACGCCTATTGTTGACCTAGAGACTGCTACAATATTGGCTTATCAATACAAAGCTACTAATGTATCAGATACTACATCTAAGTACATTTCGAGAACAATCGAATTAGCAGAAGATTTAGATGCAGAAGACATGCAAGTATATCTAACAGGCTACCGACCATTTGGCTCAGACATCAAAGTGTATATTAAACCACAGAACGTTTATGACAACGCACCGTTCAACTCAATCCCTTGGTTGGAACTTGAATTGACAGAAGGTGTTGGCGTATATTGTTCAGATACAAATGATAATGACTTCCGTGAATTTAAGTTTGAACTTGCTGATGCAAATAAAGACTCTAGCGGAATGTTAGAATATACAAGTGGCTCTGGTACTTTTGTAGGTTATAGAAAGTTTGCAATTAAAATTGAACTTCTGACACCAGACATAAGTAAATCACCATTTGTAAGAGACTACAGAGCGTTGGCTCTAACATAATGAATTCGTATATACGACATAGAGATTCTAAAGCGGTACTGAATACTGATGTTGCCGCTTTGAATAAATATAAACAAGAAAGAGCGCTTCACACGAAAGTTACGAAGTTAAGTAATGAAGTAAATTCAATCAAACAGCTTCTAGTGCAAGTTTGTGATAGATTAGATCAGATAGAGAAATAGAATGGCAAAATCAAATATACAAAACATCACGACAACCCAGACGTTTCAGAATTGGTTTGATAAAACTAATGAGATGGTTGATCTGTTTCGTGAACAAGCAGTAACTGCAACAGCAACTGGTGATGTAACCATTGGTGATGCTTCCATACAAGGCGAATTCCAAGCCAACACTTTAATGGCAGATACAGAATTACAAGCAGATTTAATTTCATCATTTTCAAGTGGCGGTACTATTGGATACAGTTCTCCCATAAACATAACTGGCGCTACTAGCCAAACAGTTGCTACATTTACTTTTGTGGGCGCAGGTGCAAGAACAAAATACACAGACACTATAGTCGCTTGGGATGTTGGTTTTAACAACTCCACGGAAGCGGCTTTTATCATTGATACAGGTGCAGGTGTAGTACCTAAATTCAAGATAACACCAGCAGGAACTGTACATGGTTCTAATATAATATTGACTGAAGACATAGTAGCAGATGTCGTTACTGCCAATACCATAAATGGTGACGTTTCGGCAAACACTATTGTCGCAAACACCGTAACAGCTGGTAAATTTGTTGGTAATCTAACTGGTGATGTTTATGCACCAGGTGGAATTACAAAAGTATTCGAGAATGGTAATGGTAATGAAATACCAGCAACATTCACAGGTAACGTAAACGGTACAGTAAGCTCACTTACAAACCATGATACTGATGATCTTACTGAAGGTGACGATAACTTATATTTCACTACACAACGTGCAAGAGATTCATTTTCGGCTGATGAAACTGTTAGTATATCTCCAACAGGCGAAATCAGTATACCACAAATGGTAGCAACTAACAGTAACGTTGAATTTAACAGTGTGACCGCAGGTTCTGGTACATACTCTGGAACTGTAGATGCAGATAAATTTACTGGTGATGGTTCAGAATTAACGGGCATTGTTCAATTAGTAAAAGGTTTCATTACATTCAACGGAGCTACAGGGGCTGTCATTGCATCATCTGGCTTGACATTATCAAAGGGTGGAACTGGTAATTATACAATTAATATTGCATCAGGCATTAGACCACCAAACTCTAACTATGGCGTTGTTATTGGTAACGTTGATGATGGAACGACAAGCTTGACTGCTAGACGCGCACCTGATTCACAGACAACAAACTATAACGCATGGAATTCAGCAAGAAGCGCATCAGATTTTACTATCCGCGCATCTAAAAACTACAACACATATGTTGCCATCCCATCAGATGATAACATTGGTCAAACAATTCTAGGTATACAAGCAGTTGATCCAACATTGATAACGGCTATCCTTGTGTACTAACAAAGGAAATATATTATGAAAACTATTTTTTACAATCATCCTATTGGGACACCAAAGGTATGTTTTACAGTATCAGATAAAAGTGTAACAGAATTAAAAAAAGAGGGAGTTATACCTAAGAAATCGGTAAGCGTTTCTTATGATTTGATTGACGAAAATTCTTCCGAAGAGTTGCGTACATTAACTTCATTTCCAGATCGTTGTGAGTTTGATGATATCAAAAAACCTACTAAGGTTGTTGTTGATATTGAATTAATACACAGCTTTGTCCTTACCGAAATTAAAGAAGCTCGTAACATGTGCTTAACAGACTTAGACAGGGTTCAAGTTCGTTATATGGCTATGGGAGATGCAAAAACAGTAGCATCAATCGAGTCGGACAAACAAAAGTTGAGGGACTTACCTGACACATTAGATTTTAGTAAAGCAAAAACTTATTCTGAATCAATGTTAGTTGGTAACATTCCAGCTTTAACAGAAGACTATAAAGTTAAGTATGCATGAGTATACGGTTTGATTTAGATGAAGATGTTCTTAAAGAGATTGATGTTGTCCTCAATAAGAACATGAAAGACATTTTACTTAACACCAGACTGATTGGTGCTAAACGAGTTGATAATTGGGAAAGTTTTCTAACTAAAGACGCTCTCCCAGAATTTGATGATGGAACACATAGAGATCAGAATATGGTTAGCTTTGCAAGCTTAGGGGTTTCCCAGAAAATCCAACCCATATTACAAAGATACTTTAAAGATAATGTGGTGAGAACCAGTGGGTTCTTCCATTATCCAGAGACGGGCTATATGGGTTGGCATACTAATAGTGATAATCCATGCAAACGTCTCTACATTACTTGGACAAAAGAAGGAAATAAATCGTTTTTTCGTTATCTCGAAAACGATACTATAATTACAGATTATGATGATACTGGCTACACAGTCCGTATGTTTGATGTTACAGCACAAGAACCATATATGTGGCATTGTGTTGGTTCGGAGACTGATAGAATAAGTATGGGCTTTGCAATAAAGTGAGACACTGGTTAGTAGATGAATGGTCTATTGATGGACTAACAGCTTATATCGATTGTAAGGAACTTTACGATTGGGCTAAATATAAGAAGACGAATATAGAAACGGTTTTAATATCAGATATTGGTTATGTACCATTAGAAGATATAGACCAAGAAGGAAATAGATATATAAATGCAGACATAACTTTACCATGTTTGGTCGTTAAGGGGATGGAAAATCCATACCACAAGCCCTATCGTATGATAGATGGGCGTCATAGACTTTTGAAATCTGCCAATGAAAATATAATGGAAATTAAAGCTTATGTGTTAGGCCGTAGCCAAGCACTGAAGTTTATCACATACATATGAAAAATAATAAGTGATGGCATGGCTTGCTGTTATAAATAAAAGAAATAAGAAAAAATAAGGGTATCGCAGAATGTCGTTGATTTCAGAACTAGGTCCGATAACAGGCGCAAACACCAGATCAGAAGATTTGTTTGTTGTTGTAAACTTGATACAGGGCGATGATGGTACAAAAAACATCACACGCAAAGAACTCGTTCAAGCGTTACAATATGAAATATTCAATAGAATTACCATAACTGGTGGAGCTATTTCAAACGTTGTAATGAGAGACTCATCTCTACTATCCGTTGATATTGATCAATCTACATTTACTGGTGGTACAATTACTGGAAGCTTTGGTTCTGGTTTAGACCTAAGAGACTCTGATGCTAATAACTTTGTTATTACTGCATCTGAAATCACAGATTCGCAATTTAATGACGGTACTGGAAACAACGTCATTTTGACTAATTCAACTATTGACGATTCAACAATCCTTAATACATCTGCCAATAACATGGCAATACTAAACTCTGACTTCTCTGATGGAACTGGTAATAACAATATCTTTACCAACTCTCAGATCGATAATTCAGATTTCGCAAACGTCGCTATTGAAGGCGGTACTGCTAACAACCTAATTCTTACAAATATCGTTATTGATGAGATCGTTCTTGAAGAT